AATCAATAGTGGAATGTAATTTACCTTGAATATAATTAATTTTATTTTTTAATTCGTAAAAACTCATATATTTTTACGCAACATTTTTTTCTAAATTGTCGGTATATATTCCCATCTGAGTTCTTCACATATCTTTTTCCATATGACGTCTTGTTGGTACAACTTTTCCTTAGACTTGAGTAAAGGAAAGTATTTAAGGTACGAATCTTCACTCAAAAGTTCACAAAACTTATACAAAACGTACGAGTAACTCAAAAAGTTTTTACGTTCGCTCGGACAATTATCGTCGAACGGTTTTTGGATATCCTTGAACATTATACGTAGACGCTCCTCGAGTTCTTGAGGCATTTTCGGGGGTGATATTCCACTCAAAATGTTCGTGATATACGGAACGTGTTCGTAATACTTATTGAGTTTGAGTTTCTTAAGTAAACTCCGAACGCGTGCGTGTGTGATTTCCTCGACAATCTTTATTTTAATTTTTTTGAGTTCTGTCCTTAGTTGTTCTATAACCTCTTGTGGTATGTTCGTGGTTTCTTGTGCCTGAAACTGCGATAACCACTCGTTAAAATGGTTCTCGCGTTTATACGAATAATTGACGATTTTCTCTGACGTTTCCTGTTCTTCTCTGTATGTGAGTTCTTCGCTTATGAGTGTTGCAAGTATTGCGCCACAATTATCACACACGAGATCACTCGTATCCGAAAAGTGAAAAATGTTACTCTCGGGACAATTCGGACACTCCTCTTTCTTTTTTTCCACAGGTCTATCTATATTGTTTACCTTTTCAACTTCTATGAGGTAATCGTCAAATATATCTTTCCTTTGTAACCCGGTTGTTTCTTTACAGTTAAATATATTATCCGTACTCACTTCGCGTTCGAGATCTTCGGTATACTGTTTCATGTAAGGCATACACTTTATGATATAATCCGACATTTCGGATTCGTACATGGATTTATTTAAAGGGTCGTTTCGTATTAGTTCTTCCCACGTCTTTATTTTATTATTATAACGGCTTAAAAAATTGCCTTCCATATAATAATTAATTAGATATGTTACTTAATCTTTTAACTAACGTTATAGTATGGGTTCACATGACCTTAAAAAATATTTTTTCAAAACCCGATCACGAGATAATAGATTGTTCCATGGAGTATGAAGTAAACAACGAGAAAACACCTAGCGAACTCGACGAATTCTGGGAAGACGAGTTCGAGGAGTGGGATGGCGAAACCGAACACTTTTATAAAAACCTTATGAATACCGACTATAAAAATACACAAATTCCGGGTAACATTAAAAAGACTGTTGTTCGATTAAAGTACTGGTACAATGACAAAATGTACAAATACCTTACCTACGACATGGGACACGCTTGGCCTCCCCAAACATCTAATGGTATTTCATTTAACATACCAATCGTGAGTGCACATTTGCTCGATTCGTACGATAAACCAGTAAAAGATTTACTAAACAAAATAAAAAGGTACGCGGGACCTCGTTTCGATTTTCACGGTGAAAAGGTAAAGATAAGCGACATGTTATATTACGACGAGGAAACACTCGAACAAGATTTTCCTACTATACGATTACGAAACGCGTTAGGTATGGTAAAACACGTTAGTACTGTAGACGGGTACGTTACTGATCTTCGGGTACCTTAGTCGCGAGGTAAAATTTAAGTTCACCCAAATTTGCGACGTTATATTTTAGTATTAAAAACCTATTCTGTTCTTCTTGCATTATTTGCACCGTAGAACACATGCTCGTGGCCTTTGTGAATATATTAAGGTACCGAAGGGAATATTTACCCGAAATTTTGGGACTCTCTTCCGTACATTCAATACTCGTTTCTTGGTTCGCGAAATCACCGTCGCAGTGAAGTTTTAACATTTTCCCGTCCCGGGTTATTTCTATATCGTTACCAATGTTATACATGTCTCTACATATTCTTTGGAAATCGGACGAAAGCATGGGTGTTATTGTAGTCATGTTCATTTGTGGAACTTCGATTTGGTTTTCGTTTATATCCAAAAGTTTTAGCGAGAATGTCGTACACGATTTCTTAGACTCGCTATGAATTTCTATGTTCATGAATTCTTTACAATCTATTTTAATCACGAGAACATCGTTGTTCGTTATAGATTTCAGAAGTTTAAACGTGTTTGAGACGTTTATACCGGCAACAATTTCGTTTTCGCAATTGTATTCCTCGAAATTGTCGGCTGAAAGATACATGTCCACGAGAGAAGTTCTCGCCGTATCTAGAGTAACTATATACATTCCGTCTTTTTTGAAGTAAACGTTTACATCGTTGAGTATATCCTTTAAAACTTCGAAAGTTGATTTTATAGCAGATGCCTGTACGGTCGCTAATTTCATTAGTTTAGATTCTATTTAATTCTTTAATTATTGTTTAGTTTGTTGGTTATATGCATCCGAAACGCTCCTGTTTATTTTTTCTTCGAGTTCTGGGGTCATGGCGGGTTGTAAAGACATGCCGTAACTGTCTAATTCGAATATTTCATCCATACCTTCACCGTCTAAAGTTGTCATATTACACGAACCAAACCCAACCAGATCTAGTTCCTTTACTGGTAAAAGAGACTGTAACCAGTTTCGTATTTCGTTACCGACGAGAAATTTACCGTTTTTAGTAAGCATGGTCGGTACACGGCTAATTTTGTTTTTGAACTGGGGTGGTATACCGAGTTTGTTTATGTTATGGTACGAGACAATATGTTTTAACTCTTCGTGTTTGTTTATAAAGTTAATCACGTCTATGCTGTGACTACACTGTGGACTGTATATTAAGAGGGACATGCTACTAACTAAACTTATAATTTAATTTTTTTTCTAAATAAAATCACAGTTATATATAGATGAATACAATTGTTTTCGCTTCACTTGTGTTTTTTATATACTATCTACTAATCAGGGTGGAAACGTATGTGTTACCCGAAAAAGTTTTGACTGAAGATGAAATAGATTTGTCTGATTACGTCGAAGAGGAGGAAGTTTCTGTAACACACGACCTCATGCAAGAAATCATATTACGAACGAACGAAAAAATTTCCAAAAAAACTGGTATGTGTACGTACATAATAGAAACTACGGCGATCAAGAAATTCGTACACAAGGAAAATGGTAAAAATGTGTATAGGTGTATGTTCATGACCGTAAAATACGGTAACCCCGGTTTCGATTTTGGGTTTTTGGTATCGGTTGACGTTGACGTTATAAACGAAGGACCGAGGTTCGAGGAACTCGACGTCGATAAGGAATTTTTTGGTGGTGAGGGAAGACAAACGAGTGATATAATGGAAGAAACGAAACGGGACATCGAGGAAAGGATGGCAAACATAGACGAATTGAACGAGATCGAACAAATACGTTTGAGACGAGACTATAAAAAAATGAAACAGTTGGAAAAAAATCTGAAAACCAAAATAGACGAAAAGCCTAAAGTTTCAATCATGTCTATGCGTACACAACCCATATACACGGACAAACCAAATAATATAGACGTTTTTGTCCGACCGACCAAATCACAGGAATTTGTAGATTACAATTTGGTAAGGGATAGTGAACTCAATTTCATAAAGGGTAGAAATTTTATCGAAAAACAAATTATGAGTTCGGAAGAAATGTACGGGAAAAAAAATGAAAAAATTTTATAAAAAAAACTTCGAAATTTATACGCCCTATACACGATCGAAAAAAAAAAGTTTCTTTCAAAAAAAATTATAACTAATAATTAATATTTTTTACTTTATACTAACGCATCCGTGAAACCTTACATAATATATACAGTATAAAAAGGGGGGTACGTTTTCGAAGTAAAAAAAAATTTAAAAACCGAAAACTTATTTACTTTGGAATAAAATTTATTTTTTTATGATTTCAAAGTATGATAAAAATCAAACCAAAAAGACCACGGTTTTACTTTTATACTTTTCAAAAAATATTCAAAAAATAAAAAGTAAAAAGTTTCACTTTTTGACCTATTTAAAAAGTAAAAAATGGGTGTATTTTTTTTTATTTTTTATACTTTAAACTTTTAAAAAGCTAATTTAAGTATAAAAAATAATTCAGAAACTATACAGGTTTTCACTTTTTTCACTTTATTTTTCACTTTTTACTTTATTTTTCACTTTTTTTATTCTATCGCGTTTTTTTTATAAAAAATATTATACAGGGCAACTATATATGAATTATCAAATAAAAATAAAAGCCTTAAATGGTTACGATGAAAAAATAAAAGAAGTGTTTTCGCGTGATAGATTTAGTAGAACTGTTCGAATTAAAGAGAGTATATATGATGAAACTTACTATATATTGTTAGTGACTTGTAATTATAAACAGGCAGCTTTGAGAAGTGAGTTAAAAAAATATTTTAAACATTCTAGTGGTAAAAAACATTTATCTATAAAAAAATGGGATGGTAATCTCGATTCTGTTTTATATCTATTTAAAAATGGAAAACCACATTTAGATATGTTGAAAGGATTTATGAATTACCAATTTGAAAATATACATGAAAATGTAGAAAAAATAATAAAAGTTTCTAAAAAATTTGGACCATTCTGTAATATGATTAAGCGTGCTGTCGTGTATTTTACAGGAAATAAAATACACGAACCAAGTGATAAAGAAATTTACAAATACATCATGTGTTTTATTAAAAATTCAGATGATCCATTTCCTAACAAAACTGAAATGGAGAATTTGATATTACGAATCCAAGGTAGTGTTCGAGATCGTGATTCTTGGGAAAAATATATAGATACTGCATTTCAAAAATTAAATTTTTAAAAAATTTTCGAAAAAAAAACTTAGAAATTTATACGCCCTATACACGATCGAAAAAAAAAAGTTTCTTTCAAAAAAAATTATAACTAATAATTAATATTTTTTACTTTATATTAACGCATCCGCGAAACCTTACATAATATATACAGTATAAAAAGGGGGGTGCGTTTTCGAAGTAAAAAAAAATTTAAAAACCGAAAACTTATTTACTTTGGATTAAAATTTATTTTTTTATGTTTTCAAAGTATCATAAAAATCAAACCAAAAAGACCACGGGTTTACTTTTATACTTTTCAAAAAATAATCAAAAAATAAAAAGTAAAAAGTTTCACTTTTTGACCCATTTAAAAAGTAAAAAACAAGTGTATACTATATGATACGTGAGTATGCCGAACACGTATATAAAATACTGGGTCCCGGGTATAGCGAGCGTGTTTATCACAACGCGTTGGAAGTTATCTTTCGAAAAAACGGGGTACCCTACGAAACGGAGAGAATAGTTCCTATTGTATTTGAAGGTCATACAATAGGGAATCTTCGCGCCGATATAATTATAAATAATAAAACTGTACTCGAACTGAAATCGGTTAAAACCGTGAACGATGTCATGGTCACACAAGCACAAAACTATCTACGATTGACGGGGTTTACGGAAGGGTACCTTATTAATTTTCCTACATCACTTAACACTGATTTAGAGGTTAGGTATATAACTTTGGATTAACGAATATTAACACCAGCTTCCTTACATTTAGCGATAACAGATTCCTCTAATTCTGGCCCACTTTTACCACCTAATGCATTTGAAAGATAAATATTACCTTTTATAAATTCTTTTTTAGATTCATCCCAATAATATATAGGCCTTCTTTCACCTCTATTTTCATCACCAATGTCCTTGAGATCGTTACAAAACCCTAATACATCTTCACCTTCGGGTGCTTCTTGAACCTTTTTAAATGATGCAATTCCTGAATCTACTACAGACTTATCACATATCTTTTCTGGTGATACACCCATTCCTATATCATATACTTTTCCTGCTATATCTTGTTCATTTGCTGTTAATGATTTACTGGCAGATTCCGCAGCAGGTGTTCCTTTAATTTCTTTAATATATTTATACAAATTCTCGCAATCTACTGGTTTAGCATCGCCAGTTATAATGGTTTGTATCATTTTTTTCATTTTTTTAGCTATAAACTGAGGTGTACCCGGTATAAAACCACCGAAGTAAGCACCAGCACCCGCTGAACTCGAACAACAACATGCTAATAAAACAAGTAATGCAGCTGACATTTGTAGTAACTATTTATTTTTTTTCCTGTTCCATCTGATTCATCATGTACATAATAGGTATCATCTGGTATATCTTTTTCCATTCACTTTTGGATTCCTCGTAATATTTTTTAGGGTCTTTAAGCCCTTCATTTATAATTTCGTTTATCTTTTCTGTGTAGAACCTGATTTCTTCTAAACAGAAATTGTAGTACGGATCGTTACTATTCATTACCTGTATTAAAGCTTTATCTTTTAAGCTTATCGTTTATGTTTTCAAATTTTTCTGGATTATTTCGTTTTATTACCGCGAAATTTTTGAGCATGTTACTCAACCTATTATACGAGACACCTTGACGCAGTGGGTTTAATCTCGCCTTTGATTTTGGTTTTGGTGATTTTGGTTTTGGTGACTTTGGTTTTGGTGACTTTGGTTTTGGTGACTTTGGTTTTGGTGAATTTGCCATTTTTTTAATATTACCTTTTATTTTTTTTCGTCTGACTCCTTGTTTTTGGTCTTTTTTTAGAACTCGGTTTCGATGTTTTTTTAGGACTCGGTTTGTTGTTTCTAAGTGGACTCAATGGTCTTAAATGTAAATTATTACCATGTGGTTTTAAAAATAAATTATTCAAATCACGTTTAAATTCCTTGTCTCGAATAATAACAAGTTTTAAAACCTTATTAATATATTCACGTCGTTCTCTGGGTGAAGGTAGATTACGAATTGCGTTTAAAAACGCGTTTGAATCAATAGTGGAATGTAATTTACCTTGAATATAATTAATTTTATTT